TTGTAAGCAAAGTACAAGGACTGAAGAGCATTACGAGCACGGTAGTAATCACCGCTATTTACTTCACGGTTGTAAGCCTCTAGCTCTGCAGCATCAAGGTTTTCTCGTGCCCAGGTTTGAGCAGCCGTGAAGTTTTCCTGTCCACCAATACTTTCAAGGATGGTGGTTTCATCCTCTTCAGACAGAGTTACAGGTTCTTGCTCCTGTTCTTGAGCAGGTTCTTCAGTAGTGTCTTCAGCAGACTCATAAGCAGAACGACCACCAAGCTTCTTTTCAAGTTCTTGGTAAGCCTTCAGAAGATCATCAGGTGACTTGAATTTGCCACCAATTAGTTCTTCTTGTTGTTCTTGCTTTTCAGCTTCTTGAAGAATCTGAATGTCTTGCTCACTATATGGACCAGTCTCCTGGCTCAAGAAGTTATCAGCAACGACTTCCATGATCAACCAATGCGAACGGTCAGATCAGGATAAACCCAAACAGGACGCTTTGCTTTTGCAGCTTTGACGTACTGATCGTATACCTCAGGCTTTTTCTCCTTCAGCTCTTCAATAAGCAGATCCATTTTGGATTTAGCTTTTTCTGGCTTAGGAGCTTCTTTAACTTCAGGAACCGGCTGGGGCTCCACTGATTTCTTGACTTGCCCGGATTGAGTCATTTTGAGCTTTAACGAGAGCGGCTTGCTTAGCAGGATCGTTATTAGGATCTTGCGCAGCCATTTGTTGCTGCATCATCATAGCTTGTTGCTGTTCTTCAGCCATAAGATCCTCGTCACTCTTGATCAGTTTGTAAGTATCAAGACCGTCAGAAGCTGCAAGACGAGTAATAAGCTCACGGCTATTAACAAATCGAGCCAAGGCCTCAGGACCAAGAGTGCCAGCAATAGTTTGTAGGAACTCAATCAGCTTGGCCTTATCGTTACCCCTACCAAGAGCATCGAGACCTGTAGTGATCTGAGGTTTCACAACGTTCTTAGGAAGCTTTGGTAGACGCCCTTGACGCTCCATAAGAGCCATCTTGCGTTTCACCAGTGGCAGCTGTAGTTCAACGCTAAGGATGCTGTAGATACCACCAAGACCTGCTTCCAATTCCTGTGCAACCATTCTGATCTCTTCAGCGGTCACTCGGTCCCGACCAGAGGTACCAGCTTGAATTGCACTGTTAAGTAGGAACGCAAAGCTAAGACGCTGTTCAATACGAGCGATGGTGTTCAAAGCAACCGTAAGATCAGCTTGCTTCTGCATTTGCAGAGGAGCCACATCATTTGGATTGCCAGCCACAATTGATCCATTGGCAGCCCGAGCAAGAGCATCAGGGCGAGTCGTACCGTTTGGATTGCAGAGGAAAATGATTTTGGCTGCAGCAGCAGAACCTTCAACGATTGCTTTGCTGAGGTATTCAAGGCTCTTCAGATCACCCAAAAGTTCTTCACAGTATCCACGACCGTAAGCTTCGTGAGCCACACGGAACATACGAAGAGGAATCCAAGGGCTCTTATCAATTGGTACTGAGCCTTTAGTACCAACAGGTTTACCATAAGCCTCTTGATACCAATTGCACTTATCCTTTTCGTAGTTCCAAGTGACGTGAGTGTAAAGGAACACAGTACGGTCTACAAACTTCCCGTCACCACTCTTAGGTGCTACACCTTCAGGAAGTACTTCAGGGCTTACCTCTTCCCGAACTACAACTTCAAGAATGTTCCCTTCTGGATCCCTGTTTAATACAAAAGATTTAAGAGGGTAAACACGAGTACCTTTATCAGCGACATACATCAAAGCGTTACCACCAATGATTAGGTGTTTAAGCGCTTCAAACAAAGCAGTACGATCTCCTGACTCCTCAATGTCCCGCATAACGGAACGTTCCATCAGAGCAAGCTGTTGCTCAAATTCAGATTGAAGTTCTTTAAAGTTTTCAAGCTCTCTTTTAAGCTTCATGTCGTCTACAGAGAGACGAAAGAAAGCTTGGTTAGGAGGCAGCAAAGCAATCAACAATTTGCTAGCTAAGTTATTTACACCACGAGCACCAAGCCCTTGGTAGGTGGTAGCAATCTTGGTGTATAGATTCTTACCTGTACTTCTGTCGTTATCGGTAATAAGTGTCGGCAAAGTATATTTGCTGCACTCAATAGCCCGATCTAGATAAATCGTCTTTTCAGGTTCTAGTGCCGAATAACGAGCTTGAGCATTAGACATTCAAACCACCCGTAGCGTTTGGTGTTCCCATTCCGACTCCGCCGGAGATAGGAGATTGTATCTCCAAACTAGTACGCAGTGCAGCAGGTGTGCCAACTCTTTGGCGAACACGAGAAGAAACAGGAGAACGAGCTGATTGTTGCTGTTGAATAGCTGCTGTCAGTTTCTGTTCTTGCAGCATTGCAGCAGATGCCATACGTTGCTGAGAGATTTGTTGCTCTGCTGCTTGACGTGCAAGAGTAGCTTGCTCCTGCATCGATTGAGTTTGAGCTTGATATTGACCTAACTGTTCACGAGCAATACCAAGCTGTTCTTGCTGAGCAGTGCGTTGTTGCTCTGTTTGAGTCATCAACAGTTTGCTTTGCTCTGCAGCAGATGTTCTAAGAGCTTCAAGTTGTTGAGCTGCTTGTGCTCTGTTTGCTTCTAATTGCTCTCTACTAATTGCCTGCTGTTGTTGATACGCAGCTTGAGTTGCTTCAAACTCACGTTGACGTTGAGCAAGACCTTCACGAAGAGCAGCCACCTGCCCCTCAACAGCTTGTCTCTGAATTTCAGCTGCCTGTTGAGAAACACGAGCTTGGTTTTCAGCAGCCTTGCGAGCAATATCTGCCTGTTGCCTGGATGCCTCTCCAGTCTTGTAAGCAGTGTAAGCACCTGCAGCGGCACCAACAATGCTAAGGATACTTTTAAGAAGAGACATACTTGGTTTCCTCTTGAAGCTTGAATTGCTCTTTTAAATGCCTTACAACTGAAACTTGTCCAGCAGTAAACCAAATAAGTTTCTCTTCCATACTAAGGTCAGGACACTTATCTGGATAAAGCTCTTCTAAATAAGCAATAATCTCTAGATCAATGTAGGGAATCATATGTTTAAGCCAGTTGGGTTGACTCGTCCTGCTGAGGTCCCACCGTAACCACCAATAGAAGGACGTGTTGAAACACGAGTAGAAGCTACGCCGGGCTGACCGATTGTAGATCTTTGACGACTAGCTTGACCAACACGAACAGGAGCAATATCAGCCTGTTGTTCCCGTAAACGAGCTAAAGCAGTTTGTTTACCTACATTCAACGCAACAGCTGACTCACGTTTTGCAGCAAGTTGTTGTCGTTGCGTTTCAGCTTGAGCTTCACTAATTAACTGTTCTGTTTGTTGTCTTTCAGTTTCAAACTGAGCTTTTAAAGTCTCTTGTTCTGCTTGAACTGTTTCACGTTCACGAGCTAGTTGGGCTTCAATTGCTGATGCTTCTTCTTGCTGCCGTTGGATAATTGCTTGTTGTTCAGTTTGTAGCTCAGCTTGGATACGAGCTTGTTCTGCTGCTAAAGCTCTTGCTGCTTCTTCTGCAGCAATCTGTTGTTGTCGAATTTGTTCTTGTTGTCTTTGTGCTTCTAAAATACTTTGCTGTTCAATTGAATAAGCTTGCCAAGCTTGAGGAAAACCAAAACGTGGGTCTGTTCTAGCAATTCTTCTATTGGTGGCCTCAACTTGTGCAATATCTGCCGCAGATGGTACTGCAACGCCACGCCCAACTGGTCTATTAGCTTGTTCAACGTAAGTTAAATAGCTTAGATATTGAGGAGTTGATGGCCAGTATTGCTCAAAAAATTGGTCTTCAGTAAGCGCCATAGCAATACACCAATAGTTTTAACTCAAGCGTAGCTTGGTAGATCAGAATTACTGGTCTCAAAGAACGCAGGCATCCGTGCTCGTTGAGTTTCGATCAAACCTTCTGCTTTACCGGAGTACATCAGGCTGTCGCTTTGATCTAACCAAAACTGCTTATCTAGGTACTTGTCTTCCGACTTACCAAGAGGCTGCATTACCCAAGCAATGGTTGCCTTCCTGAGGCGATCCAAACTAGGACTAACAGTGAGACCAAGCTCACGACACACCAGACTGTTTGCGGCAACGTGTACTTGTTCATCGCGGCTAATGTCAGCGCTTACTGTGCGGAGACCAGGATCACCGTTAAAACGAAAGAACGGGAGCAATACAAAGAAAATTGCACGCTCGGCCACCATTGCTTTGAGGACCGGGTGATCACTATGTTCAATCCACGCCTGCCGTAGTCGGAGGGCTTCTTTTTCGGCTTCCTCATTAACGCCAAGTGCATTGGTGATGTATCCCAACGCAAGATCGTGGCGCTCCTCATCGGCAATGTTACTTTCAAGAAGCGCACGGGAGGCTTCAGGAAT